GATATGGGCAATATCGCAAACAATAATGGTGATATGCCTGTTGGTACAACCATTGCGTTGTTAGAGCGTGGCAGTCGAGTAGTTTCTGCGGTGCATAAGCGTTTGCATGGCAGTATGAAAAAAGAATTAAAGATGCTTGCTCAGTTGTTTGCCGACAATAACATAACCTACCCGTTTGAAATGGATGATGCTGCGGTATCTTTTGTAGAAGATTTCGACAACAGAATAGATATATTACCTGTTAGTGATCCTAACATATTTAGTATGTCGCAACGTGTGGTTTTAGCGCAGGAGCAGTTGCAGTTAGCGCAAAGTAACCCGCCTATGCACAATATGTACGAAGCGTACAAAAGAGTATACGAAGCGTTAGGTGTAAAAGATATAGACCAAGTATTAAAGCCAGCTGATGTAGAAACACCACTAGACCCAATGGCAGAAAACCTTGCGGCTAGTAAAGCGGCAGATGGTTTGTTAGATTTACGTGCGTTTATCGAGCAAGACCACGATGCCCATATTGCAGTGCATCAAATGTATATGAAGAGTAATTTAGTGCAGCAACAACCACGCATAGCACTGGTATTAGAAAAACATATATACGAGCATTTGAGTTTCAAAGCTGAAATAATGGCAAAAGAAACAATTAACCAAGTACAAGGCGATGTGCCACAAGCGCAATACGAAGCACAGTTAGCTAGAATACAGTCTCAGTTGTTTATGGAATATCAACAACAGAACCCACCTGCCCCACAAGAGCAAGACCCATTGGTTCAGTTGAAACAACAAGAGCTACAATTAAGACAACAGTCAGATCAAGCTAAACAACAGTTAGATCAAGCTAAGTTGCAAATGCAACAACAAGAAATGCAGATAGACCAACAAGTAGATCAAACCAAACTTGAGATAGAAAAATTCAAGCATGGTTATAACCCACAGAATCAAGGAGGCTAACATGTCTTTATATGAAAATATCCACAAAAAACGTAAGCGTATAGCCGCAGGTAGCGGTGAAAAAATGCGTAGTCCTGGAGATAAAGGCGCACCTAGCGCACAAGATTTTAAAGATGCAGCCAAAACTGCAAAGAAAGCAGAAGGTGGCGAGGTTAAGTTGACAGATAAGCAAATGAAAATAGCTACGCAAGCTGCACCTAGAGATAAAATTACAGGTGCAGATTTTGAAGCTATGCGTACAGGCAAAATGAAAATGGCTACAGGTGGTTTTGCAGAAGCAAAAATGACATGCCCACATAGACCAGATGGTGTACGTGGTGGCGGTGCGGCTGTAAAAGGAATGAAGTTTACAGGGGTTAAATAGCCATGGCTGTGAGCATATTACTCAAAGCGCTTCGTAAATCACAAGAAAAACGAAGAGAAAAATTGTATCAAGAAGCAAAAGCTCGAGCGGAAGCGGGAGGTAGTAGAATATTTGCACCCCCACCTACGTTTCAACAATTCGTAACCAAAAGATATGGTAAAGAAGGGTATGAAGATTTTAATAAATACAGTGCCAAAGATCAAATGGAAATAATGGGTGATTACAGGGACGCATTAAGTAACACAGTACCCTACATTAAATCTACAAAAAGACCAACAAATTTTTATCAAGGGTTTTCTCAAAGTGTTTTACCAACAGGGTATTTTCAAAACGTAGCAGGTAATAGAAGAAGAAGAAGATACAAAACGGGTGGTTTAGTTATAGCTGAAGAAGAAGCTAATAGTAATAAATCACGTGGAGCGCGTAAAGAACTAAAAGGTACAAAATTTAAAGGAGTATTCTAATGAACTTTGGTGCATTGAAAGGTGTGATTGGCGCGGTAGCTCCTAGTCTTGGTACAGCATTAGCTGGACCGTTAGGAGGCACTGCCGCACAAGCAATTAGTGCTGTGTTAGGTTGTAAGTCTGACCCAAAATCTATACAAACAGCTATGCAAAACGCAACACCAGAACAACTTGCAGAAATCAAAAAAGCCGAACTTGAGTTTGAAGCACAGATGAAAAAGATGGATGTAGACATATTTGCTCTGGAGACTGCTGATGTTCAAGATGCTAGAAAGGCACATAAGGGTGATTGGACTCCAAGAGTCTTTGGCTTGTTTAGTCTTTGTGGCTTCCTTGGATATATATTCCTCGTTACTGTTCAGCCCCCTGACGCGAATAGCGATACTATTGTGTCTCTTGTGCTTGGTTATCTCGGAGGACTTGTTTCAGGTATAAGTAGTTTCTATTTTGGCGCTAGTCATGCAAAAGATGATTAAGTTTGTAAAATCGCGCTTAGAATTGTGGCGATTAAAACTTTTTATCATATTGTGGGTTTTTGGTTGTTCATTTTGGGTTATTTACGAGGCGTTATCCCATGGATAAAGAAAGATTAAGTAAACAATTAGTGATACACGAAGGGTTGCGTTTGAAACCTTACCGTTGCACCAGTGATAAGTTGACTATTGGAGTCGGCAGAAATATTGAAGATGTAGGCATTAGTGAAGAAGAATCAATGTTTCTTTTATCTAATGATATCGACAGAGCATACAACGAATGCTATGCTAATTTCACATGGTTTAGTGAGTTAAGTGAATTACAACAAGAAGCTATGGTGAATTTGATATTTAATATGGGTATGTCTACGTTTAGAAAATTTAAAAAGACAATACAACATATGGAAAACAAAGAGTACGAACTTGCGGGAGCAGAGCTGTTAAACTCGCGTTATGCGGAGCAAGTTGGTCAAAGAGCAATCGAAGTAGCTAACCAATTGGCAGAAAAGTAATTTTTTATGGCTAATGACCTTTACTTTTACGAAAACTCCCTTAAACTTATCCGTGAACGACGGCAGTCCGTCACGGATACTCTTTTAGAAGGACCAGTGGCGGATATAACCGCTTTCAAGGAGCTCAGGGCAAGATTGAGCGAACTTGCAGCATTAGAACAGGGTTTGAAAGACCTGCTAAATAGGATAACATACGACGATGACTGATGTAGGATTGTTAGTTCCCGCGCACATACAAGATGAAGAAGAACAGAAAGGCTTAGAACAAGCATACGTAGAGGAGAAAGACCTCTACTTAGACCCTAGTAAACTCCCCAAAGAAGCTATAGACCGTTTGCCGCAACCTACTGGTTGGCGTGTATTGATTTTACCGTATCAAGGTAAAAAACAAAGTGACGGTGGCATTTTACTTACTAATAAAACCCGTGAAACAGAAGCATTAGCTACCGTTTGTGGCTATGTGTTGCGTATCGGACCAGATGCTTACAAAGATCAGGGTAAGTTTTCTGCTGGTAACTGGTGTAAACAGGGTGATTGGGTTATTTTTGGTCGCTACGCAGGTAGCCGCTTTAAAATAGAAGGTGGTGAGGTGCGTTTGCTTAACGATGACGAGATACTGGCTACTATAGCAGATCCCGCTGATATTATCCACATTTAACATGGAGTAGAACCATGCCTGATGAAATAAAAGAAGGTTTGCCTGTATCGAACGAATCAGAAGAGGTCGAAGTTGTTGTCGACCAAGAAGATTCGCAAGAAACTGAGCAAAATGATGATCTTGAAAACTATAGTGCTTCTGTCAACAAACGCATTAATAAGTTAACAGCTAAAATGCGTGAAGCTGAGCGCAGGGAGCAAGCGGCTCTTGAGTATGCTCAATCTTTGCAACAACAAGCAGAGCAACGCATAGCGCAAGAAACTGAAAAGTCTAACAAGCTTGACCAGTATTACGTCAATGAGTTTGAAAATAGACTTTCAACGCAAAACCAATTGTTGCAAGACAAATTGAAAGAAGCGATTGACCGTGGCGATAGTGAAGGTCAAGTCACTTTACAAAAGCAATTAGCTGATTTAGCTAGTCAAGAGACTAGAATGAAGCAAGTTAAGCAACAACAAGCGCAAAGACAACAACAAGCGCAATATCAGCAACAACAAGCAGCTCAACAAGCGCAATATCAGCAACAACAAATAATTCAGCAAGCGCAACAAACACCGCCTGACCCTAAAGCTGAGGCTTGGGCTAATAAAAATGAGTGGTTTGGTGAAGATGAAGCTATGACTATTACAGCTTTTAGTATTCACAAGTCATTAATTGAAGAAGAGGGTATGGATCCACAATCTGATGATTATTACAATGCTTTAGATGACCGTATCCGACAAGAATTTCCGCATAAGTTTGAAGAAGCTACTGTTCAAAAAACAAGCAGTAGTAGCCCTAGAGTAGCGGGTGCAACTAGGTCTTCGCCTTCTAGAGGGCGTAAATCAATCAAATTGAACCCTAGTCAGGTTGCAATCGCTAAGAAACTTAATGTACCATTGGACAAATATGCCGCTCAACTTGAGCGCCTTAACAATTCGTGAGGAATGAACCATGACTGAAGAAACCAAAAATGCTCGTTCGTCACGCAGTAGTACCACTCGGGAAAAAACCACCCGCAGAACACCATGGAAACCACCGTCTAGTTTAGACGCACCACCAGCACCAGAAGGTTACAGACACCGTTGGGTTCGCACAAATATTATGGGAACCGATGATACGAAGAACCTATCTGCACGTTTACGCGAAGGATTTGATCTTGTTCGCGCTGATGAGTACCCAGATTTTCACGCACCTACTATACAGGATGGAAAACATGCTGGCGTAATAGGGGTAGGAGGCTTGGTACTTGCTAGATTTCCGATAGAAAGTCAAGAAGAGCGAGATGCTTATTTCCGTGCAAAAACGGAAGGACAGCAAGAAGCTATTGATAATGACATGCTACGGGAACAGCACCCTTCGATGCCTATCAGTAAACCTGAAAGGCAATCACGTGTAACTTTCGGTGGCAAAGCTGCCGAATAATATTAACTTTGATATGAGGACTTAAAAATGGGTACAACAACTGTTGATGCTCCTTTTGGTTTAAGACCCCATAGCATTCTTGGTTCTGCGCCTAATTCCATGGGTACACGACCATATGTTGTACAAAGTTCTGGTACTGCTGGTTCAAGCTCTGCGATTTATCAAGGAGATATTGTAAAAGCATTAACTAACGGGCTTGTCGATGTATGTGGTTCTGATGGTGATTGTGGTGCTACAGCAGCTATAGGTGTTATGGCAGGTTGTGAGTATATCAATAATAACGGTGAGCCAGTCTTTGATAATAATTATCCAGGAGCGGCAAGCGTTAAAGATAATACTCAAGCCATTATACATGTTTATGACAACCCTTTCCAAATTTTTGAAATCCAATGCGATGCTTCGTTGACTGACAATGCAACGGGTACTGCTTTGATTTTTAGTAATGCGGAAGGTACAGGGTTTGGTTCACAAACAGGTTCTACTGGTATTTCTACTGGTGAATTATCTGTCACTACGGCAGGTGCTACTACAACTGATGATGCTTTCCGCATTGTTGGTTTTAGAGATCACTTAGATAATTTACTTGGTAGTGATGATCTAACAACGGCTGGCGTTATTGCATTGGTAACATTGAATGCACACGCATACTTACAAACCACTGGACTATAAGGAGAATTAGGATATGGCTATTTCACGTTCCCAACTCCTTAAAGAATTAGAGCCTGGACTTAACGCTCTGTTCGGTATGGAGTATGACCGTTACGAAAACGAGCATGCTGAGATTTTTGAACAAGAATCTTCAGATCGTGCTTTTGAGGAAGAAGTAATTCTTTCTGGATTTGGTACAGCACCAGTTAAAGGTGAAGGCGCGGCAGTGTCATACGACAGTGCTAACGAAGGACCAGTTTCACGCTACACGCATGAAACTATTGCTTTGGCTTTCTCTATAACTGAAGAAGCTATTGAAGATAATCTTTACGATCGTCTTTCTAGCCGCTATACCAAAGCATTGGCTCGTTCAATGGCACACACTAAGCAAGTTAAAGCTGCTTCTATTTTGAACAACGCTTTTAGCACCGTCAATACTTATGGCGATGGTTTAGAGCTTTGTTCAACGGCACACACTACCGTAGGTGGTGGTACGTTTAAGAATGAGCTTTCTGTTGCTGCTGACTTGAACGAAACGTCACTTGAGCAAGCATTGATCGATATTGCTGCATTTATTGACGAGCGTGGTTTGAAAATTGCGATCCAAGGTCGTAAATTGATCATTCCACCTGAGTTGCAATTTGTTGCAGAGCGTTTAATGGGTTCTGCCCAACGTCCTGGAACTGCAGACAATGACGTCAATGCAATGAGAAGCATGGGTATGTTGCCAGAAGGGTATGTAGTAAACCACTTCTTGACAGACACAAATGCTTTCTTCATCAAAACTGACGCGCCTAACGGCTTTAAGCACTTTGAACGTACACCATTATCAACTTCTATGGAAGGTGATTTTGATACGGGCAATGTACGCTATAAAGCTCGTGAGCGTTACAGCTTTGGTGTATCTGACGTACGATGTGTATTTGCTTCTCCTGGAGCTACCTAGACATCAAGCGATAATAAAGAAGGGAGCCTTGCGCTCCCTTTCTTTTTGCCTTATGATTCTTGTGTCCCTGACTACTCGCACCCCGTGAGTAGACATTAGCCAAGACAGGAGAAACAACATGGCCAATACGACATTTAATGGACCAGTCCGCTCTGAGGGTGGGTTCGAACAAATCACAAAAGCTGCATCTACTGGTGCAATC